GTCTCGGCTGGAAAAGCAACACGAACGAGACTTTATTCGTCTTGAGACTGAACTTCGCGAGAATCGTGGTAAGATTAGCGACTTTGAAAAGATGACTCAACGCTGGGGTGGGGTGGTTTCTACCATCCTCGCCCTGGCTGGGTTCCTTGGTTTCGCAGCCTCCCAGTGGGAAAGGATTATAAGTTGGTTCGCTCGTTAGCCTTCCTGAAGGGTCCAGTAGTAGCTGCTTTTACCCTGATGATGCTGTTTACTGTTACAGCTTGGGTTTCCTACCAATTCTGGAGTGCCTACGATCCTCAGGAAATCCATATTGTCCATAGCTCCTGGGCCGACCCCTATACAATTCCCCAAGGCAAACCACTCCGGGTAGTAGCGGTTGTTACCAGGCATAAATCTTGCCGAGCTACAGTAAACCGGTATGTTCTTAATGAAGCTGGAGAGGTTGTTTGGACTGATTTGGCCCCAGGCAATATTGCTCCTCTCGGGGAACGACTAAAAGTAATTATCCCAGTTAATCTCCCCTGGCTGCCTCCTGGACGCTATTATTATCGTTCGGTCGTTTTTAACGATTGTGGTTCCAGGCTTTATGAAGTTCGCCCCCCAAAGGACGTAGAGTTCGTCATAACCCCAGCACCCCAAGATCATGGCTCGTAAAGCATCAATTGATCAGCGTACCCAAGAGGTACGGGACATGGCTGAGGGGGACCTGGAGTACTTTATCCACCTGGTACAACCCCTCAGGGTTCTGGGTGGCGTCCACCGAGAAGTTCTTTCATGGTTGACCTCAAGTGATAAAAACTCACATCAACTGCTGCTGCTTCCGCGCGATCATCAAAAATCGGCTCTCGCTGCTTTCTATGTTGCATGGCGAATCACACGCGATCCGAGTATCCGCATCCTTTACATTTCTTCGACGGCTAATCTCGCCACTAAACAGTTGAAGTTTATTAAGGACATTCTCACCAGCGATATCTACCGGTATTACTGGCCCGAGATGGTAAATAAGGATGAAGGTAAACGAGAGAAGTGGACTGAAACAGAAATTTCGGTTGACCATCCCCGGCGTAGGGCAGAATCAGTTCGTGATCCTACGGTCTTTACTGCTGGTCTTACCACATCTATTACTGGGCTACACTGCGACCTTTCCGTCATGGATGACGTTGTGGTCATTGAGAATGCCTACACCGAAGAAGGACGTACCAAGGTTTACCAGCAATATAGCCTTCTTGCCTCTATTGAAGGGAGCGATGCCGAGTCACTTGTTGTCGGCACCCGATATGACCCACGAGACCTCTACAACGAACTGATCGAAAAGAAGATAGACTTCTTCGATGAAGACGGAGAGCTCCTTGAGTCTAAGCCCCTATTTGAGGTATTTCAACGGCAAGTGGAAAGCCGGGGCGATGGAACTGGGGAATTTATTTGGCCGCGACAGCGGCGTAGTGACGGGAAATGGTTCGGATTTAATACTGAGATTCTGGCACGAAAGAAAGCGCAGTATATTGATCAAACTCAATTCCGAGCCCAATACTATAATGATCCGAATGACCTCTCAGCGGCTGGTATTCAACCTACTTACTTCCAATACTATGACCGCAAATTTCTTAAGAGGTATGAAGGAAAATGGTACTTTAAGAACGAAAGGTTGAATGTCTATGCTGCTATCGATTTCGCTTACACAGCCAAAGCCTCTTCCGATTACACAGCCATTGTCGTGGTTGGAGTGGATGCCCAAAACAACTATTACGTTCTCGACATCGACCGATTCCGTACAGACCGAAACATAGGTGATTATTATAACCACCTTCTAAGGCTCCACCACAAGTGGGACTTTCGTAAGGTACGGGCCGAGGTTACGGCAGCCCAAAGTGTTATCGTCAAGGACCTGAAGATCAATTATATTCTTCGAGACGGTCTGGCCCTAATCATCGATGAGTTTCGGCCTAGTGGCCGTCAAGGCACCAAGGAAGAGCGTTGTAGCGCAGTTCTCCAGCCCAGGTACCAGAATCTACAGATGTGGCATTATTTGGGTGGTTATTGCCAAACTCTTGAAGAAGAGTTAGTACTCCAAAGGCCACCTCACGATGACATCAAAGATGCCCTTGCCTCAGCAGTGGATTTGGCTGTGCCTCCTCCTAGGGGATTGGGACGAAGTGCCGCTTCACAACGCGATATTTATTCTGTGGCTGAGCACTCACGATTCGGAGGAATAGTCTAATGGCACCGGCTCTTCTTACTCGTCTAACCAATCAGCTACGGGCTAAAGGAAAGAGCAATGCTGCTAGTATGGCCGCAGCTCTCCTCAAGAAACGAGGACACCTGGATAGTAAGGGCAATCTTACATCTCTGGGGGAGAAACGTCAAGCCCTGGGGGACGACGGACGGGCTAAGGACCGCGCTTCAAAATCTAGTGGTAGGCCATCCTCGGATTATAAATACAACCCCACTACCAACAGGGCAACCCTGAAATATAAGGGGCGTAAGAAGAATGGCCGGTAAAGTCCTAGATGTTGAAGCAACCATCCAACCCGATAACCTCGGGCGTGAGATCAGTAACTTCTGGATCAAGTGGCGTTCTCTCCGTCAAGAGGCCGAGAATGAATGGCGCGAACTCCGGGAGTATCTTTTCGCTACCGATACCAGAAAGACCAGCAATGCTAAGTTGAAGTGGAAGAACACGACCACTACCCCTAAGCTCACACAGCTCCGGGATAATCTGCTGGCTAACTATACCTTTGCCATGTTCCCAAAGCAACGCTGGCTGATTTGGGACGCCGACACAGCCAAGGCTAACGAAGCTCGTATTACCCAGGCTATTAAGTCGTATATGAATGCCTCGATTGTCGAGCCTGCCTTTAAGCAAGAGCTCATCAAGTGTATTCTGGATTATATTGACTATGGTAATGCCTTCGGTATGGCGGTCTGGAAGGATCAACGGGTCCTTCTTGAGGACGAGGAGAAGGCAGGATTTGTAGGCCCGGGGATGCTCCGCATCTCCCCTCTTGATATCGCCTTTAACCCTATTGCCAGTGATTTTGAGTCCAGCCCTAAGATTATTCGCTCTATCGTTACCCTGGGCGAAGTCAAGAAGATGCTGGAGGCAGAATCCACAGAGGAGAACCAGGAGGCAGTCCAAGCTCTTTGGGCACATATCAACGGCCTCCGCAGGGAAACCAGTCAGTTCGCAGGAGACCTCAGCCAGAAGGACCACTACTTACGGGTTGACGGCTTTAGCTCCTGGCAAGAGTACTTAGACAGTGACTATGTAGAAATCCTGACTTTCTACGGCGATACATACGATGCAGACTCTGGAGAGTTCCTGGAGAATCATATCATCCAGGTAGTGGACCGTCATAAGGTCATCTCCAAGCGCCCCAACCCTTCGGCCTTTGGTCGGGCAGCTATCCACCATGTGGGGTGGCGTAAGCGCCAGGACAACCTCTGGGCGATGGGACCTCTGGCCAATCTAGTTGGTCTCCAGTATCGTATCGACCACATTGAGAATCTAAAGGCTGACGTATTCGACCTCATTACCTTTCCGCCCTTGAAGATTAAGGGCTACGTAGATGATTTTGAATGGGGTCCTTTCGCTAAGATTTATGTCTCTGAGGAAGGAGACGTAGAGATGATGGCCCCGCCATTCCAGGTTCTCCAGGCCAATATTGAGATTGATCGTCTCATCAACCTTATGGAGGAGCTGGCGGGAGCCCCGAAGACGGCTCTAGGATTCAGGACTCCTGGAGAGAAAACTGCTGAAGAAGTCCGTCGCCTGGAAAATGCTGCCGGTCGAATCTTCCAGCATAAGTCTGCCCAGTTCGAGGAAGACTTCCTAGAGCCGCTTCTCAACGACATGCTTGAACTTGGTCGTAGGAATGTTACTCGTACACAGGCTATTAAAATCTTTAATGATGAGTTCCAGATGAATGATTTCCTCCAGGTGACTCCGGAGGACCTCCAAGGCGCAGGGCGTATCCGTCCCATTGCAGCTAGGCATTTTGCTGAACAATCCCAGCTTATCAATAACCTTAATATGATTGCCCAGACGCCTATTGGCCAGGACCCGATGGTCATGCAGCACTTCTCCAGCATTCGTATGGCTAAGATGCTTGAGTCTCTTCTGGAGCTGGAAGACTACGAGCTGGTTCAACCCTATGTTCGTATCGGAGAGCAAGCCGATGCAGAACGTATTAAGAACTCAGCTCTTGAGCAAGTATCCCAGGAGGCTATGACTTCCTCGGGTCTAACTCCTGATGACTATGACCTACAAGGAGATTTAGCCAGTGGTACAGCTAACGTCGGTGTGGACCAAGCACTGCAAAACCCAGAAGGACAAGGAATCCCTCCAGGCGGCAATCCTCAATAGTTCGACTGCCCTTGGACGACTTAAAGATATTCTAGAGGAAAGACTGCAAGAAGTCTACCGCAAAGAGCGATCTCTAGAGTCTTACGATAACCCCTCTTGGGGTCCGAAGCAAGCCCACTATAACGGGCAAGCCTCCGAGATTAAAGCTATCTTGGAGCTCCTGAAATTCCTAGACCAGAGGAGTTAACACTATGAGCGATGTATTCTCCCCCAGCGACCCACAGGGAATCGGAGAAACCACCGACCCGGAGAAAGACTATCTCCAGGAGTTGGTAGGCGATGGCAAGCGGTACGCAGACGAAAGAGCGTTGGCACGAGCCGCTGCTGAAAAGGACCTTCACATTAAGCGTGTTGAGGCGGAGAACGCCCGCATGCGTGAGGAACTTAAAACCAGTGCCCGATTGCAAGAGATCGCAGACCGGCTATCTCAGATGCAGCAACAGCCCCCTCCAGTGGTGGAACCCGAAGTTCGGGTTGAGCCGGAGCGGAATGAATTTAACCCGCAGGACTTGGATAAACTACTTGATGAAAGGTTCTCTCAGCGCGAGGAAAAGCGAACTAGAGAGGCCAATCTCAAGCAAGTGGACTCTGAGATGCGGAAGGTTTTTGGGCCTAGTGCCCATAACAAACTAGCGGAAGTTGCAGAGGCGATGGAAGTTGGTTTGGACTTTCTAAGGGAAATTGGAGCAAAGAACCCCAAGGCACTCTTCAAATTGGTTGGGATGGAACGGGAAAACCGTCCGGTCAACCAGACGACTAGTGTCGATGGACTCCCACTTCCTCGTACCACCCTTAACCAACGAGGTCCTACTAATACCTCGAACAAAAGGGACTGGGCTTTTTATGAGTCCATGAGGAAATCCGAAGACCCCAAGGTCCGGGCCAAATACCATGACCGCTCTACGCAACTCCAAATGCACAATGATGCAATTCAAATGGGGGACGATTTCTTCCCCCGTTAGGGAGATTAAAAAATGAGTGGTTTTTCTTACGCCACCAATGAACATCTGATTCGCTCCAATCTCTGGTCAGCTCAGCTGAAAGAGGTTCTTCTGGACGAGTTGTTTGCTCAGCGGTATGTGGACTGGATCACTGACTTCCCGGATGGCGATACGATTAATATCCCGTCCCTCGGTCAATTCCAGGCCAACGACTACGCAGAAGGCCAGTCGGTCCTGTACTCGGCTTACGATACCGGTAACTTCACGTTCACCATCGACCAGTACAAGTCCGTCGCGACCTACATCTACAACAAGTACAAGCAGGACAGCTACTATATGTCCCGTCTTGTGTCTTCGTTTGTCCCGAAAATGCACCGTGCCCTGATGAAGGCCATGGAAGTGAAGGTGTTGGACGTCGGCCCCTCGGCCCAGACTGCCTCCGGCCTGAACACGATTAACGGTGGTGATCACCGCTTTGTGGCTTCCGGTACTTCCCAGGTCATGACCCCGCAGGACGTGGCTCGCGCTAAGTACGCGCTTGACATGGCGAATGTTCCGATGACCAACCTGGTTGGTATTGTTCATCCGTCGGTCGGTTACGCATTTGAGACCATGACCAACCTGGTCAACGTCTCGAATAACCCTGCTTGGGAGGGTGTCATCGCGTCTGGTATGACAACGGGTATGCGCTTCGTGAAGAATGTCTACGGCTTTGACATCTACACCTCGCAGAACCTGAAGACCAGCGCCGGTGAGACCATCGACTCGGTTACGGTCAACTCTTCGGGCGTTCACAACCTGTTCTTCTCGGCTGCCCCGGATGTTCTGCCGTTTGTCGGCAATATCCGCCAGGCTCCGAAGGTGGACTCGGAATACAACAAAGACCTCCAGCGTGATGAGTATGTCGTGACCTGTCGTTACGGCTTCAAGCTCTATCGCCCGGAAAATCTGGTTGTGGTCCTGTCCGCTACGGATCAGGTCGGCTAAGGAAAGGAGATAGACAATGGCTAATCCCGTTTCCCGCCACGACAATGAGTGGCACAATGATGACGGTCTGTACATCCTGTACGGCGTCTCAGAAGCCGATGTGAACCGTGCTGGTTCAATCAAATATCTTGGTAACGGTCGTCATGTTGCCGAGGTTGTGATTTCTCTCCCCGATCTTCCGTTGTACAATGCCACGGCTGACGCGGATGTCCAGATTGTTTCGGACACCGTGGTTATCCCGAATGGTGCGTTCATCGAAGAGGTGGAGATTGTTACGACCAAGGAAACTGCTGGCACTAACGCCAACCTTGATCTGGGTCTTGTGGACCAGGATCGGGTGACGGAAATCGACTTTGACGGTTTCCTGGTGGCCGGTGACGACTTTAACGGTGGTACCGATCTTGGTACCGTGTACCGTTATGTCCAAGGTACGACCGATCACGGTGCCCTTATCGGCACGAAAATCACCAACTCGGGTCTGATTACGGCTCGGGCTGATACCGCCGACTTCACTGCCGGTGTTATCAAAGTCCGAATCTTCTTCTCGGTCCCGCTGTCGGCTGACCTCTAATTGGTTGGGGGCTTCGGCCCCCTTCCTCCCTTAAGGAGAAAAATTATGGGTAATTCCGAACAAGTCGATATGGGTGGTTTGGACCTTGTGGTCCGGGCTCTTTATACCGGAGCAACTTCTGCCGGTGCCTCGGGTACTCTCCTGAGTACTACTGAGCTCTCTACTCTTAACGACATTGCTACGGCAGTGGTGACCGGTAGTCTTGTGGTTGGTGTCATGCCAGTCGCGGTGCAGCAGGCCCTTTCGGGTGCTGGCGCTGTTAACCTGACGACCTTCTACACTGCTGTCACCAATACCGGTGCTGACGCTCTGACACTGGCCGATGGTACTTATACTGGCCAGCTTAAGAAAGTCAAGATGATTGTTGATCCGGGTACGGACTCTACCCTTACCTTTAACACGAACGCTACCATTGTTTTCGCAGACGTTGGTGACTACGCGCTATTGGTTTGGACTGGTTCGGACTGGATTCCAATTGAACTGGGTAACGACGCAGACGGCGCAACTGCTCCTGCATATACCCCTGCTTCATAACGGAGTAAAAGATGGCTAACGTAACACACGCCTCGCTCACCGGGGCAAACCTCCATGAGCCTAAGGGCGTGTCTGGTGCCACTGCTGGTACTGTTTACGTTGCCGATGGTGGTGGAAGTGGCTCCTGGACAACTCTGGGAGCCTCTTCTATTTCTTCGGTTGTTAACCCCTGGGGCGCAGCCATGTCCTATTATCGGGACGAGAAAAGCGCCAGTGTTGACGGCGGTTCTTTTACCTCCGGTAGCTGGGTTACACGAACCCTGAATACCGAGGTATACGACGAAAACTCCCTGACCCTCTCTTCTAACCGTATTTCTCTTGGGTCTGGTGACTGGATTGTCCAGGCACGAGCCCCAGCTTACGGCGTTGAGGATCATCAGGTACGGCTCTATAACTACTCGGATAGCACTGTTATCGCAGTAGGCACTTCAATGCATACTGCTGCTATTTCAGCTTCTACGTTTGTCGAGAATGACTCTTGGGTCTTTGCTAAGTTTACCCTTGCCTCTACTAAGTCAATTGAGCTTCAACATCGTTGCGCGACTACACGAGCCTCCAACGGTCTTGGCAATGGTAATACTTGGGGAACTAACGTATACGCTGAACTGTGGATTTGGAAGACGGCATAACCGATGGCTAAGCTCACACTTTCCTCCGTAACCAACATTCGAGGGAATGAGACCTCGGCTGCTGCCACAATCAATGCCAACAACTCAGCCACAGCAACGGCTCTAGAAAATACGCTATCCCGCGATGGTACGTCTCCGAATAATATGGAGGCGAACATCGATATGGACTCTAACCGTATCCTTAATCTACCGGCTCCTGTGGATGATACAGAGCCTGTACGATTAGCGGATGTTGAAGGGTTGGCTCCTCAGTGGCTTAACGGCTCGGGGGCTCCCTCTTCCGGTCTTGGAGACGATGGGGACTATTACCTAGACACTGCCACCAGCGATGTCTACGCCAAATCTAGCGGTACCTGGTCCTCCGTAGCGAATATCCAGGGGGCCACCGGCGCTGCTGGTGCTGACGGAGCGGATGGTGCAGATGGTGCTGCTGGAGCTACAGGCCCCACTGGCGCTACTGGTGCCACAGGTCCTACTGGTGCTACGGGTGCTACCGGGGCAACAGGTGCCACAGGCGCAGCCGGAGCTGATGGTGTCAGTGCTGGTCTAACCTATACCTTTAATTCCGGCACTTCAGGCGACCCTGGGTCCGGTCAGTTCCTTCTCAATAACGCTACTGTAGCCTCCGTTACTGCAATTAACATTTCCGATACGGATGGCGACTCGAACGACGTTTCTGCCTACACGGCTACTTGGGATGATAGCACGACCACAACTCTTCGTGGCCATGTAATCATCAGAGACCAGTCGGATACCAGTGCTTACGCTATCTTTTCTATTACTGGTGCTTCTACCGATAATTCCACCTACTATACTCTGGCTGTTACCCATATAGCCTCTGCTGGTACCTTCGCCGGTGTCTGTACTATTGAGTTCTTTAGGACTGGTGATAAGGGTACAGCAGGCGCAGGCTCAGGTGATATGCTGGCGGCTACGTATGACCCCGCCACAATCGCAGAGCAATTAGTGGGTCTTACTGCCACTCAAACCCTGACCAATAAAACTCTTACTCAGCCCACCCTGGTTCTAAAGCAGGGCGCTGCCCCTACCCCCACTGCTGAAGGCGATATCCAGTGGGATACTGACGACAACAAGATTAAAATCGGGGATGGGGCTGCTACTAAAACCTTCTCGGATGATGCTGCCAATGCCACTAGTTACGCTGCCTCCTCTCACACTCACGTTGTCGCTGATATCACCGATGCTGGCACCTTGGCTTCCGCCAGCTCTATTAATGATTCTAATTGGTCTGGCACCGATCTTGCCGTAACTAACGGCGGTACAGGGGCCTCGGACGCAGGCACAGCCCGTACTAACCTCGGACTTGCTATTGGTTCTAATGTCCAAGCCTACAGTGCAAACCTAGCTGCCATCGCAGCCCTGGCTGTTACAGACAGCAACATTATTGTAGGCAACGGCTCAACGTGGGTTGCAGAAACCGGAGCCACGGCAAGGACCAGCCTAGGCTTGACTATCGGCACTAACGTCCAGGCTTACAGCGCTAACCTGGGGGCTATAGCAGCCCTGGCAGTTACCGACAGTAATATCATCGTAGGTAACGGGTCTACCTGGGTTGCAGAGAGTGGGGCAACTGCCCGTACCTCTCTTGGTTTGGGTACTGGCGATAGCCCACAGTTTACTGCAATTGAAGTCGGAGCAGCATCCGATACGACTCTTTCTCGGTCCAGTGCTGGCGTACTGGCGGTTGAAGGAGTGGTGCTTGCTACCGTTAATGACGTAGAGGTGGGGGCTGTTAACGCTCAGACCGGCGCTACATACACTCTTGTAATCGGTGACCGTGGCCAGATTGTAACTATGAGCAATGCCTCGGCTAACACTCTGACTATCCCCACCAATGCTTCGGTAGCTTTTGATACCGGTACAGTGATTACTGTGATCCAGATTGGCGCTGGTACTACTACTATTACAGGAGATACTGGGGTTACTGTTAATGGCATCAGCGCAGGCTCAGGAGCCATCACAGCCCAGTACCAAGGTTGCTCGCTGCTTAAAGTAGGTACCAATACCTGGGTTGCTTCGGGTTCTATTGGAACGGTTGCTTAATTATGACCTGGCGTTTCTACGCTCCAGCAATCCTAAGTTCAGGAGGCCCTACGGCCTCGTATACCTATAACGCTACGTACCAAGACACTTCTAACCTGACTACTTATACTTTTACGTCTTCTAGTGTTGGGACTGCTGCCGCAGATCGTTTGGTCGTGGTTCTGATCCATGCCCGTGGTGGTTCTGATCAGGCAATTAATAATGTGACTATTGGCGGCGGCGGAGCTACCCTTCATCTTAACGCTTCGTCAGGCTTCAATAACTTTGGAATGGCGTCCTACGCCTTGACTACTGGGACTACAGCCACCATTAGTGTTAATTTTGTAGGCTCCAGGTCCCGTTGTCAAATAGGAGTTTATTCTCTTTACGGTCTTGGTAGTTCTACCCCCTCCGATACAGTATCTGGGTCTACAGCCTCATCTATAAGTATCGATGTAGTAGATGGGGGTATCCTTTTGGCCGGGTGTTCCGTATCCAGTACTGTAGCTACCAAGACAGTTACCTATAGTGGTACTGATACTCTCGGAGAAGATTACGACCAGACCCTGGAGACTTTTGTCCAGTGTGTCGGTGACTCTTGTCTTCTTACTCAAACAGCAACAGCACGTACTATTTCCTGGGCATCTTCCAGCACCGGTCTGGGTGGTGCAGCAGTCTGGTCTTAGGAGCCACTAATGAAATATACTCTTTTAGAGATGGTACAAGAAATCCTCTCGTCTATGACCAGCGATGAGGTAAACAGCATTACCGATACAGTAGAGTCTGAGCAAGTAGCCCACGCTATTAGGCAGTGTTACTACGATATTGTCTCTAACTCCAATATCCCCGAACACTACGATATCTTTAATCTTCTGGCTTCCGGGGACGCCAACCTTCCGACTGTTATGACTAAGCCCGATGATATCGAAAATATCCTCTGGGTGAAATACGACAATCAAACGGCTACCGATACGGATATTAACTACCAGCCGGTAACTTGGATGCCTTTGGCAGAGTACCTGGAGTACACCCAGGCATTTGATGTCGATAACTCTAATGTAGAGACTGCTACATATACTTCAGGGGCTGAGACCTACACCCTGTTCTATAATAACGATCATGCTCCGAGGTACTTTACCTCTTTCGACGATAATACTTTGTTCTTCGACTCCTATGACTCAGGTGTCGATACTACACTCCAAGGTAGCAAGACCCAATGCTACGGAGAAAGGAGCCAGACCTTTTCACTGGCTGATAACTTTACGCCCGATTTGGACGAGAGGCAGTTCGCTCTGCTTCTCAATGAAGCCAAATCCCTGTGTTGGCTGGAGATGAAGCAGACAGCTCATCAGAAGGCTGAGCAGCAGGCCCGACGGGGGTGGAGAGGAATGCAACGTACCAAACATGCCATCCCGGGACAACGGGGCTACTGGCAAGATTACCCTGACTACGGGAGAAAATAGTCTATGTGGACCGATGACCATCAAGGTGCCAACGATATGACAAGAGAACGCTTGGTCGTTCTCGATAGTGGACAAAAACTAGTAGTTCAAGCAACCGACCCTTACGGCCTTTGGCACATCTCTTCTGAGCGAGGACCGGTAGCTGACGAACTTAAAGACCAGAAGTTTACAGAGTTTGAGTACGCCCTTGACCGCATTAGGCGGTGGGCGGCGGATAAGAAAGCAAAAGTAGTCGAAGTTAAAAGGAAGTAAGAATGCCCCGTCAAGCCCTTTCTGCTATCTCCCACACCTTTATCAAGGGATATATTACGGAGGCTACTGGGCTTAATTTCCCAGACAAGGCTTGCACGGATGTTGACAATGTTAAGTTTGAACTTCCTGGGACTGTAATTCGTCGTAAGGGGATCGACCTGGAGGTCTCCTACGACACTCTTACCTTTGACCGTACTGCTTCCGCCATCCGGGTCTACCCGTGGCGCAACGTCGCAGGCGACGGTAATATCACTATCCTGGTGCTCCAGGCAGGGGATACTCTTTACTTTTATGATCTAAGCAGCGTTACCTCTGTGTCCTTGGACAAGCTGGCAACCTCTATTGATCTCAACACCTATATGTCTGGCACTACAGCCCCTGACCCTCGTGAATGCCAATTCGCTGCGGGCGGGGGCTATTTGTTTGTGGTCCACCCGGACCTAGAGCCCTTTTATGTTTCGTACGATGCTACTACCCAGACCCCTACGGCTACAGCAATTACGATCTCCATTCGAGATTTCAAAGGCGTAGACGATAGCCTGGATACGACAGATCGACCTTCTACACTCACTACTGCCCATAAGTATAACCTCTATAACCAAGGGTGGACTGATCGTACTATTACCCTGTGGAACACGGACACCATTAGTGTCAATGGGGATACTACCAATACCTCGGTTACCATCACCGCTACCGATGTAACCAGTATTGTACCGGGTATGACTGTCACAGGGACAGGCATTCCAGCCTCTACTACCGTAGAGACTATCAATAGCCCTACCTCATACGATCTGTCTCAGGCAGCTACTGCAACCAATAGCGCAACCTCTCTCACCTATAAATGGAATAACTACCCCTCTAATTCCGATGTCTGGTGGCTCTTTAAAAACTCTAGTGAACAATTTAAGCCAGCAACCACAGCTGCGTCTGTGGATCGAGGTAACACCCCTGCTCCTAACGGACACTTTATTCTTGAAGCGTTTAATCAAGATCGGGACGCAGCCTCCGGCCTCAGCGGTATTGCTGATGTCACGGCAGGGGATGCTAGACCTACTTGCGTAGCCTTCTTCCAAGGAAGAGTGTTTTACTCAGGTGTTTCTGCTGATGGTTACAACTCCAAGATATACTTCTCACAGATCATTGAAAACAACGATACCGATCAGTTCGGTATGTGTTACCAAAGGAATGACCCTACTAGCGAGACTCTATTTGATTTGCTGCCTAGTGACGGTGGCGTTATCGATATTATTGAAGTAGGGACTATTATTAAACTGGTAGCCATTCAAGGCTCCCTTTTGGTCTTTTCCTCGCAAGGCGTCTTCTCGATCACCGGCTCCCAAGGATTGGGCTTTACAGCTACCGATTACACGGTGGCTAAACTTTCCTCAGTCAAGGCCCTTTCTCACACTAGCTTTGTGGATGTCTTCGGCTACCCGGCCTGGTGGAACGAGGAGGGCATCTATGTAGTCCAGCCGGATCAAGACCGTACAGCTCTTAAGGTCCAGAGCCTGACTGACCGTACGATCAAGACTTATTATCAATCTATTGAGTCGCCTTGTAAGAAGCTGGCTCGTGGCTACTTCGATCTGGTCTCTAGCACTATCCAGTGGATTTACAACGAGACCCAGCCCAGTGAGCTGGAGGATCAATACGAGTTCAATAAGATTCTGGTCTTCAATATGCTGACTGGGGCCTTTTACAAGCACACAGTTAGTACTAGCGATGTGAAGATGAACGGTGTGTTTGTTATCGAGACCCTCGGTGGCGAACTAACTCTGGACCAGATTATTGATGGCTCTGGCAACACCGTGATCGATGCCTCGACCAATAATGTGATTGTTTACGGAGCCCTGCAATCTACCTCAGTGTTGCCGATCTTCAAGTACCTGGTCTCGTATGAAAGCGGTGGCTCTTACGAAATAACCTTCGCAGACGAACGAGATACCCGCTACGTTGATTGGTACTCCTACGACTCTACAGGTGTTAACTACGATAGTTACTTTGTAACTGGCTACGCCCTCTTCGGAGAGGCTCTGAGACTACATCAAACCAACTATATCAATGTCTACACCTCAACCCCAGAAGCCTGTGGCTTCTACCTCCAGGCCCAATGGAACTATGCTACATCCGGGGATGGAGGCGACTGGTCAACAGAGAAGGCCCAAACCTTTACTTTAGACTACTCTACCAAGAGTGTGTCCAGGAAGAAGGTTCGGCTACGCGGGGAGGGGGAAGCCCTTCAGCTTAAGTTCTCTTCCCAGGATGGCCTTCCCTTTTATCTGATAGGATGGTCCATGATGGAGCTTGTGAATGCAGTCCCGTAAGAAAGTAGAACTACGACTAGCTTCTCTTGACGATATTGATGAAATCATAGACATGGCTCGGAAGTTCCACTTCGCTTCCCCATTCTCCTTCGATTCTTTCGAGGAAGGAAAAGTCAAAGACCTCATATCGGCAGTGGCTAACCGTCCTATAGACACTGGGGTTATCCTCTTTGTACTCCAAGACGGTCAGACAGTTGGAATGCTGGCTGCCCTTGCTGAGCCTCTGTTGTGGAGCAATAGTAAACAGGCTAGCGAGCTTATGATGTGGGTAAATGAGGACGCCCGCAATATCCGGGTAGCTAATGAGTTGATTAAAGGATATGAATATTGGGCAAAAGAAGTAGCCCATTGTACTATCTCCACGTTGGCTTGTTTCGATGATAAACTTGATAAATACTATAAAAGGCTAGGCTATGCTTCGACTGAGCACGCCTACATGAAGGTACTTTAACTATGGCTGCTATCACCACTGCAATTCTTGCTGCAACTGCTGTTGCTGGTCTAGGTTTATCTGCTTACGGAACTGTGCAATCTGCTCAGGCACAGTCCCAGTCAGCACAGCTTTCTCAACAGCAAATCCGCCTCCAGAGGCAGGCTGAAGCTGAGAGAAAGAAAGCCATGGAGCTTGACGCCATTAGGCAGCGTCGGGAGATTATCCGGCGGTCCATTGCCGCCAGATCGGTCGCCACTGCTACCGCCACCAACCAGGGGGCTCAGTATGGCTCGGCGCTACCTGGGGCCTATGGTGGTATCTCAGGACAGACCGGAGTCAAGGAGTTGGCTTTGAACCAGAACCTTGAGATTGGCCAGAACATCTTCGGTATTAACCAACAAATCTCCCGTATCGGGGGCCAGATTACAGGACTACAAAGCAGTGCCGCTACCTACGCTGGGCTCTCCTCTTTCGGCTTTGCTTTAGCTCAGAACGCAGGGACTATTGGTAATATCGGCACTTACTTGGCTGGTGGCACTTCCTCAGCAGCTTATAATGGAAATACCTCAGGCTTCGGCCTTTCAACTGTATAAGGAATACTTCTTTGGCTGATCTTCCTATTAACGCGGGGGAACCGCTTAATACCGATACTCCGACTCTTCCAGAGACGCCGGTTAACGAGACCCAGCCGTCTGATGAGCCGTTGTTGCCGCCCACCTCCCCGACGCAAGTACCGATGCCGGAGGCTACTGCAACTGATCGGGCCATGAAAGCTAACTTTGCCCTGGGGCAGAACTCCCCGGGGTTTGAAGTAATTAAGAATAACCTTCTGACTGGCTCAGAAGATGCGATCCGGGAGGCAGCAGCTTCCGACCGAGACCTTCAGGACTCCTTGCTCCGCCAAGGGGTGCTGCGGCATAGCCTATCCATTCCTGGGGCAACACCCCAGACCCAAGAGGATTACGCCCTACTCCAATCGATTATCTCCGGGTCTAAGTCGTCCCCTGACGATATCCT